ATGGTCAGTCAGTTACCTGTTTGATGGTTCGGATGGTGCCCCACGCGAGTGTGCGCACGGTGGTGCCGTTAGTCCATTGGAGATCGTATCGGTATATGTATTCGGGGTCGAATGCTGCGGTATCGGATGCGTCTACGGCGATGGTCATCTGGCCGTTGCCGGCATCGGTGAACGTGATGCCGTCGCCGACGGTAAGAGCCAGCACGAGGGTATCGTCGGCGCGCTTGATTTCCATGTCTGCCGTGGTGCCGGTGATGTCGATGGGGTCGCCGGCGTCGTCGGTCAGGTTGACCATGAACGACAGCGTATCGCCCTGCACCAGGTCGGTGAAATGCACGATGGCGGGTTGATAGGAAATGGTTTGCGCGTCGGTGGTCATTTCTTCCTTTTTTCGGCGGTTTGGGCCGGAGATGCGGGTTTTTCGGCGGTTTCCGATGCTTTTTGCCCGATGATGGCTGCCAGACCTGACTTAATCAGGTCGCGGGCGATGGATTCGGGGATGTCGTTTTCGCCCTTACCGTAGGCGAAGCCGCGGCCGGCTACGCTGTCGAATAAGAGCACTTTGATTGTCTTTTCCATTCGAGAAAAAATGTATTCACCGGGTGACTCAAAGTCACCCGGTGAATGGGTAATTGACTACGCCGTGAGCATGTGTTTGATGGCGGCCGTATTGACGCACTCGCCGTCCCAGCGCATGTAACCGATATAGCCTATCATGCCGTTATCGGCGTAGCGCTCGTTGAGACGCAGGGTGACCAACTCTTGCACCAGGCGAATGACGTAATACTGGAAATCGCCGAACAGCATGATTTTCGACGCGGTGTCGATGGTATTGTCCATGCCCTGGTTGATCCAGTAGCGGTATCCCTCGATGCGGTTGGGTTCGCCTTCTTTATAGGAAGGCAGCCAGAGCGAACGGGCATCGCCGGTGCCGATGGAGAGTTTTTTGATGGCCGCCAGCACCACATCGTTGAACATGAACCCGCAAGTATCCGACATGCGATAGGCGGGGTCGACGCTGTGGATGAGGTCGGTGATCTCTGCGAAGGTGAAAGCGGTGGCGGATGCGGTGGTTTTTCCGAGCGTGGAAGCCGTCACGACGCCGTTGGGTTGCGAAGAGCCGGTGCCCGTGGTGCAATATGAGTTCATGGCGCGACCGAAACGGGGCGCAAATGCTTTGCGGATTTCGGCATCCATATCGAACGCCGAATCTTGCATGAGTTCCCATGAAACCTTCATGTGGGTAGCATACTTGTACGCATCCAACTGTTTTTGGCCAAAGGTGAGGTCCTGCACGGTGATGCTTGCCGCCTCCGCTATCAGGTTTGCTTCCGTAGCAGTATCGTCGACGGTAGGCACATAGAGCGTATTCCCGCCGGCGGTGTTCATGAATGTGGCAACTTGTGCGATACCGCTGTACGCCTTCATCGCTTTCACAATCTGCGGGAACAGTTCGGTATCGATGGTATAACCGCCGAGGGTGGTGGTGCCTGCGATCTGCGAGTTGGTGCCGCGTTTTTCAGCCATCAGGGCGCGCATTTCCTGCGTGAGCGCGGCATCGCCCTGGGTGAACCATACCCGGTACGCTTCGCGGTACTCGAGTTTTTTGACGGGATCGCCGCCGCCGGCGGGGGTGCCGCGCCGGTCGAGGTCTTCCAGGTGGTTGGCGGCCTGCTTCTTCTCGAGGTCTTCGAGCCGTTGCCGGCGGTCGATTTGTTTGGAGATTTCGGCTTCTTCCGCTTCGGCCTTTTCAAAGGCTGTATCATAGTCGGTTGCGGACTGGCCTTTTGCGCGGGCTTCTTCGGCTTTTGTTACGGCATCTTTCATCTGCTCGATGATGCCGGCGCGTTTTTCGATGAGTTCGCGAATGCTGGACATGGTAGTGTGTTTGTTTGCGCCTTATGTCCCGGCCCTTTCTCCGATAGAGAAGGGCCGGGCAAGGCTTTTGTGTTTGTTTGTTTTGTTATCCCTGGTATTGTCGTTCGAGGACTGTGATGAGCCGCATACGGAGGCTGGGGCCGGGTATTTTTTCGGGTTCGGGGGCTTGTTCGGCGCGCCAGGCGTCATAACTCAGCCGGGCGGCGCGGGTGTCGGCGGAGGTGGCTTCGTAGGCTCCGTAGGTGACGGGGCTGACGTCGAATAGTTCTTTGCCTTTTTCGAGCCGCCGGACGGTGACTTTGCCGCCGTATGAAAGGGCGTCGAGGTCGGATTCGGAGAGTTTGTCGGCGAGGAGGCTGCGGTCTACTTCTTCCCAGACGGATTTGAGGGTGGTGAATGAGAATGAGGATTCGTAGACGTAGCCGCCGGTAACGAGTTCGTAGACGTCGGATCGGTGGGCGGGCAGGATGGACTGATAGTCAAGGCCGTTGGCATCGACTTTCAGCGTGAGGGTGTCGTTTTTCTTGCGCCCGAGCACAGCGGATTCATTGTGATTGAACAAGCAGGCGCAGCGATCATCTTTGATGCCATCAAAAAAGCCGGGAAGGACTACCTCGGCATACCATCCCATGTTGGTATAATAGTTGAAAACGGCGCCGTAGCCGCCGATGACCATGCGGCCGTCCTGGGCGGTCTGGGCACGGGCTTCGGTTTGGAAAAACCTGCGCTCGGGCAGGTTGGCCGCCTGGCGATCGATGTGGTCAATGTCCTGTTTGCGCTTTTCCATCATCAAGTTTTATTTTGTCGGTTCGGGTCGATTTGAATTTTGGCGGCAGTGCGGTGAGGCTGCAAGCGGGGTTGCCTTCGCCGGGGTGTGCGGCGATGTGCACGCGAATGGTATATGCGCGCGCCTTACTGGCTTCCGGTGCTTCCTTGCGTACTGCCATTGTTCGGGTCGGTTGTGTTGTTGGCGTTGGGGTCTGGATATAGATTGTCGATCTGATCGGCCGGCACCATGTTGAGCGGGCTGAGATACAGTTCGCCCTGGCCGTCGGGCAAGGGGTTTTCGTTTTCGAGGTCGCGGATTTCGTCGGCGTTTTTGAATCCCCATTGCCGCGCGATGGCGTAGGCGCGGTAGCGGCTGAGCAGATCGCCGCGCATACGTCCGTCGAGGTTGAAGCGGAAATGGTGATTCCGTTGGAGTTCGAAGGGCAGGAGTTTGCGTTTGAGTTCAGGCTCCCAGTTTTTGACGGTCGGTAGCAGGGTTTCCTGCACGTATTCGATGCCCTGGTGTTCGATGTTGGAGAATGTGGCGCGATCGAGGATGGCGATTTTGTGCGGTGGTACGCCGTAGATCGCGCAGACGTCGAGGGCTGTGATATTGTGGGTGCGGATGAATTCGGCGTCGGCGGGGGTGAGGCTGATTGCCTGAAATTCGACGCCGGACTGCAACACCGGGAATTTTCCGGTGTTGACGGCGGTGACAAAGTTGTCGCGCAGGCCCGTGACTTCTTCCGCGGTGAGTTTGCCGGGGTGTTTGAGGGTGCCGCGCACCCGGCCGCCATTGGCGTGGATGTTGAGCACATAATCGCGGTTGCTCAGGCCGATGCCGATGGTGTCGCGGTGGGCCTGTATGGGGGAACGTCCGACGATGCCGTCGGTGCTCATTATTTTGATATGCAGGATTTCGTCGGGAGTTATGATCTCTCGTTCGCCGGGGTATCCGAGCGCGGCGTTGGGGGTTATTTCGTACCAGAGTCTCCCTTTGGTGTCGAAAAACGGGCGCACGTTGTCGGGCATCCTGATCTGCAGTTCGACGGCGCCGCCCCTGCCATTGCGGTATATGCGGGCGTAGGCGTTGCCACGCAGGCCGAGATGTATGGCCATGGTGTGGCGAAAAATGTAGGATGTGTAGAGATCGGAGGGGCTTTCGGCGACGAGGGTGTGTTCGGGCCGGTTGTCGGCCGGGATGGTTTGTTTTTTGCCGTCGATGGTTTCGGTGCGGAAGAGGCCGACGGGGAGGCTGGCGAATGCGGTGGCGAGTACCCGGTTGCAGGCGTAGACGGCGGCGAGGGTCATGGCCGTCTCTTCGTTTACGGGTTTTCGTTCGCCGGGGGCGTAGCCGGCCAGGGCGCGCCAGAGGTCGACGCTGGGGTTTTCGAGGCTGCTGGTGCCGGATCGGAATTGCGGGGCAAGGTCCTGGTGTCGGTTGTAGCCCTGGGCGAATGCCAGCGCATAGCGGTCGTTTATGGAAAGGCCCCTTTGCATGAGGCAAAAGAATACACAATTTGTACCATAGGGGCAAATGTTGGTTAACCAAATTGTGTCGAATGGTTAACCAAAATAAAAAAAGCCCTTCGACATTCGTCGAAAGGCTTTCATTATAACCCCAAAAACCAAATGAAAACGCAAAATAACCAGGCCGGGTGCGCTTGTTCACGACACGGAGTCGATACCATTCTGCGTGCCTGGTCTTGTTGGATACAAAAATAGTTTATTTAACGGACAATTCAATGTATTTTATCAAATGAGTGAGTTGCGCCACCCGGTTTTTTAATTCTTGCAATTCGGCGGCGTTGTACGTGCCATTGAGAGGGCCGAAAACCTCCATGTTTTGAGCGCGGGTGTTTATTTCTTCGCGGTATTTGACAAGGAAGGGGTAGTCAATAGTGCAAACGTAGGTATTGACTACGGACAATATGGCCGTGAGGCACATTTTTTTATCTGGCTTTTGGCCGCCGTTGGTTTTTCGGTTGCGCGCTTTATGCAACATGACTTTGAAACTGTTGTACGACGAAAATTTGCGCTCGCCGTATGACTTGGCAATGGCAGCCTCCGTGCGGAGGTATGCCTCGTAGGCGGAGGGGTTGTCCGTCGCCTGCAGATTGGCGAGATATATGGCCTCGAATTCGGGGAATGTGACCGGATGCTCGTTCTTTTTCATGTTGACTGATTTATGAAAATGAAGCCCCCGTCTTTATTGAGGACATATTGATATTGCATGGTTTCGGATATGGGCAATGTGAGGGGCTTGCCGTATGTTTTTATCCGAGCGTTATGGA